TCGCCATCCTTGACCCCGCTCGCATTCTTCGCACTGAACTCCGCGAACAGCGCAACGGCTTCGTTTCGCTTGTTGGCAGAGAGCATCTCGTTAAGCTTGCTCTTGACATCATCAAGCGTCGGGCCGGTCGGCTCGACCACTGCAGGCTTGGGCTCTGCTTTCGGCTTGGCGGGCTTCTTAGGCTCAGTCACTTCAGCCCGTCCCCATATGGCTGCACTGTTACCTTCAAGGAAGGCCAAGAACAATGCCGCGTTTTCGATTATCTGGTCGCCTGGGCCGCCGGCTTGAATGGCGCCAGCAAGTGCTTGCGCACGAAGATCAGTAGACATTGAGGGCTCCTATCGTCGGTTGCATTGCGGATTCTTTACTTCGGCGGCGCGCTCGGCGGAGTCGGGGGCGGCGCTTGCGGCGGTGTTCCGGGCACCGACACCGTCGTCGTTGAGACATCGACGCACGGCAAGCCGGAGTCGGGCGGTGGGCAAACTCGGCCAGCCATTGCCGGGGCGGTGACTGCAAGCAGCAATGCTGCGTAGAGAAACTTCATTGGGACTCCTATCGTTTGGTTCAGTGAAAGTAGCATGTGATAATTAAACAAGCAAGTCCGTATCTCCCGAAATGTGCGCCATTATGTCGGGGCCTGAGGCGTTGCGCCAACGGGCGTGGTTTCGGATGATTACACCGCGATACCGGGATTCCCCGCAACGCCATTGTTTGGGCTCGCCCATGAATGGGGCCTGGCAGAGCATCCGGCCCACCCGATCCGCCGATGGCTTGGCGACACAGTGCCTACGCACATGGTCTGCCACCTCCCGTGTGACGACGATATCCCGATCGAGCGGGGCGGCGATTTCCTCGAAAGCGCCAATGAGCAGTTCTAGGTCTAGGGCTGTTGACGCTCGCGCCATTGCCGTTCGAGCTGCCGTCTCCGGAGCTCGCGCTGTAGCAACAAAATCAGCAATAGACGTATTGAGAAAATAATACCTAAGAACACCAGCAGCCCTGGGACCCAGTAAGAACTCATTGTAGATCCACCTTTGTTCGTTGGGAGTAAATTGTGGGGCGTGCAATTCGTGCACCGCCCATTTGCGGTCGTTATTGTCTATGGCCGCAGCATCGTCCTTGTTGCTGGTGGCGGTCAGGAACATGTGATTTGGCATCGTGTAGCCGGGCATACCCTTAGGGTGAATGCTAATCACGTCGTCCGCTATCCAATTCTCAATCTTCTTCGATGTCGCTTCCCGCTCGCCTCGGGTACCTGCTCTGAATTCGGTCAAGTTCACGTGCCAGGCGTTCAACAGATAGTCGTTGAAGTCGCTGTTTAGCAGCGAGAAGGTCACTTCTTTGGAATAGGCGGAACCAACCAAGAGCATAGGAATCTGTTTGAGGAGCGTAGTCTTCCCGTTGCCTTGCGTTTCGCTCCATATTAATGGCGCCGATTTGATTTTGACCCCCGGCCGTTGGACCACGTGCGCAAAGAATTGTAAGAGCCAAGCGCGATACGTTTGGTCGTCTATTCGATCGAACAGCCATGTGATCTTCTCCAGTTCTAATGCCGTAGGCTCGAGCGGTTCGGGTAGACGATTCCGGTAGCCGTTCGCAAAGGAATCGCCTTGGAAGTCGAAGATTGCGCCCTCGCCTGGGTGAAATGCAAGTCCATCGACCGTGCGCCGTTCGCGGCTGAATTTGAGGAGGCTCGTCGGCTTATCGGCACTGCGCGGCAGCATCGGCGTGAACATGTGGTCAATGGCGTGGTCTGTCGGGTAAAGACGATGCGTCTCAATGTCAAAGTATCGATCGGCGCTCGAGACGAACACCAAGCGCTTGACGAGCGCATCAATGGCGGCCTTCTTGCCGACCATATCCGCCACTTGGCTTGCTGTGGGTGCTGCCTCTGCGGCCGTGACAATGGGGAACTCGTCCGCTTCCGCCGGCAGCTCGGCCGCGAGCGCTGCGCCGGTTGCCGCGTGCTTACCCTTACTGTCGAAGCTCAGCCAATGGCTCTTGAGTACCGCCTCGCCTGGATATGGCGCGCGGGTAATCTTCGAGGACCAATCCTTCCATATGTCAAACCCCTCTTGAGCTCCGCCTGTGCCGTCGTGGAGCTGCATAGCGACCCGTATCCATTCTTCGTATTCGCAATCGGGGCTGTGCTTGAACGCGGCCTTTCTAAGCTTCACCAGATCGACGCGTGGGCGCTCTGCCTGAGGCTCTGGGAGGGTCTCAGCGCCGTCAGCATCAAGCCCGCGCCACACGGCAAGGAGCGCTGCGGGGATCGCCTGCAGGTCACGCCAGTCGCCCAGCAGCCCACCGCCCCAGGCATATGGCTTTTTAGTCTCTGGGTGAATCGACCCAGGGAGCGCGTCGTGAACCGATTTTAGTTCTGCTGTGGCGCAGCGAAGCTCGAGGCCGCTACCTTTCGGCTTGAACGTACGAAGCGGACGTTTCATACGAAACAGCAATTTCGCCCGCCCGTGGCGCCCTGAGTCGATCGTAACGGCGCGATCATCGGCTAGCAGCGCGTCTATGTCCACACCGCGCTCAGCCAGCCAAGGGCGCGCCAAGTCCATCGCATCAATGTCTAGCGCACATGTGCCACTGAGCGCATGCAACAATCCCGCACCATCAAGACCCTCCGCGGCATTGGCAGGTATTGATTTGATGTTCCAATTCGCGTAGCGGGGCGCCTTACTGCCTTTATCTAGCGCGCAGATTGCCCAACCGTGGTCTACAAATTCGCGAAAGTTCATCGGTGAACCAGGATGCGGTATCGGGCAGCCCAATATTCTTTCTGCTTTACCGGATCCCGATAGGGCATATCAGATCAAGGGACATTTAGAACAGGCCAAACACAATTCCTGTTGGTTTAATTCCCCTTTGCTGGCATGCGCCAAACGCTGCGCCAATTCAGCTGACACGCCGCGTCTGCCTGATGCTATGTGGTGTAAGTGAACAACCGATGTTTTGGCCGATTTGGCTAATTCGCGTTTTTCTTCTGCTGTGGCTTTACGTAGCCAGGCGCGCATGGCGGATGGGGGACGGCGCATTAATGCTCCCGAATTGGTGGGACGGTCACGGTAGCAAACCCCTACAGACTTCGCAACCACCTACCGATAAGCATTGCCCCTGGGATTTGTACGATGAGCCAGATGATAACCACTCTGAGCATTACCCGATGCTACGCACAAAAGGAGGGCGGCGTCAAGCACCGCTCTCCTGGAGGTTGTGCAACGCGACTTTATGGCTCTGTGTCTACCCGGGTCATGTTCTGGTTGGCTCCTATCGCTGCGAATTGCAGCGTAGAGCCAATTTAGCCGTTGCTAATTACCGTGTCTGTGCGCTGGAGCGCTTAGTGTGCGTAGGATTGCGACTACGCCACGTGCGAATAATCCCTTAGTGGCTACCAAATTGGGGGAGAGCCGGCCCGCTTTTCATCCGGGACCGGGTGTTACGCCATTGAGTCAAAGTCGTTGGCCTCTCCATAAACTTTATCGCTTACCCCTCAGAACGGCGATCATACCGAATAGCAGCGTAAGAGCCGCTGCGCCCGTGCCCGCGCTTATCTCTGGTGCTCGCGTTGTGGGCGGGCTGCTCGGCGGTACATAGCCACCACCGCCACCGCCACCACCGCCACCGCCACCGCCACCGCCACCGCCACCGCCACCAAATTCGCTGAATCCTGTTTGGAATCCGTTGTCACCCATGCCGCCATATTCGAAATAGCCCACCATGAACGGCACATCGACAGTTTGCGTCACGTAGTACGGCAACACTTCAGGCAGCGCCTCGAGCTCTACGCTCGGCGCGAGCGGCAGGAAGCGTACATCGCACGTCATCTGCGGCACGGGCAGCGCATGGCGCTTGTGGTGGTGCTTTACGGGCGGCGCTAAGCAGGGTTGCGCAAGGGTCAAAGCAAGAATTAGAGCGCTCATAGCACATGACTCCAAGTTTTTCGACTAAGGACTCGGCTGATAGCGGTAGTGCTCACTCCGTGCAATGTAGCTAGCGTTTCATGTCTTTCGCTCGATGCGCGTATCTCGCGCACCCTTGCGTTGTTCAGTTTGGCTTGCGTGTTGCGCGAGCCGCGTTGGTGCTGAAACCCTTTGGGCCATGCCGGGATACTGCCTATCGGCTTATCCGCTTGCGGGTCGCCATGGCGGCGTTTGCGCGCATAGTGCGCTGCGCACATGCGACAACGCCGAAAGCGCGGTCGCTCGCAATTGGGTACTGAGCAAGTCATAGCACACGCTCGATCTTAACGATATTCCAGGCAAGACAGAGCATTGCTGCCTGCGTAATGCTACTCGCTAGCATCCGGTAGCTGGTTTGCTTAGTGGTGACGCGGTAGAGTTTCATTTGACTAACTTCGCCATTACTAGCGCAGCCTCGTATTGCTTGCGGTACAACGTTCCTGCTTTGTGTGTTTTCTTAACAGCCGCAAGAAGTTCAGCACGCGAGCCACTGAAACAACCTGTCGTATATCTAACCTTGATTTTAGTATCGACATGGATAGACAGGGATGCGCGCCGTGATCCGATAGGTCCGATTAGTAGAAATGACGCGTCGTCACGTACCCACGCGTTGCCGGATACCCGCGCGTTGCCGGATACCCGCGCGTTGCCGGATACCCGCGCGTTGCCGGATACCTGCGCGTTGCCGGATACCGACGCGTTGCCGGATACCGACGCGTTGCCGGATACCTGCGCGTTGCCGGATACCCACGCGTTGCCGGATACCGACGCGTTGCCGAATACCCACGCGTTGCCGGATACCTGCGCGTTGCCGAATACCTGCGCGTCGCCGGATACCTGCGCGTTGCCGGATACCGACGCGTCGCCGAATACCCACGCGTTGCCGGATACCGACAAGTTATGCTCCGTGGCTATGAATCCGCCCAGTTCGCCGGCTGCAATGGTGCCAAATGCGACTTTGGCGCGAATGCGGAACAAACCGTCTCTAGTTTCGGCCGTCAACTCATATTTTTTGTTCTTCATAGCGCCCCCAACATGTCGAACGTTTCTCGCGCTGGCGATTCCTGCTCGTTGAGTGTGTCAGCAGCTTTGACGGCTGCTTGGCGCGTCGTATACTTGCCAACGTCGCGGTAATGTCCATTGTGATTGCAAGCCACGATCCAAAAACCG